TTAATCTAGCTGGTACATCATCTGCTCTCTCTTTTCCACCTAAATCTACAAAGCCACCAGTCTCTCTATAGTCTTTTTCTTGACCACCCATGTCAATCATTTCAGAAGCTTCTTCAGTTTCCATGATTCCACCTTCTTGTTTACCTGGTCTTCTGTACATTTTCATTGCTGCTTGAGGGTTATAAGCATATTCATCTTCGTCTTCACTCATAAGACCACCATTTAATGCACCTATTCTTCCGCCATCAGCTTTCCTGTTTAATATAGATACAATATCATTTACAACTTTGTTATCAGTTCCAGTTACAGAAGATATTGTTTCAATATCTATACCTTTTTTATTCATATCTATAATCATTTCAATTGTCTCTTGATCTGTGTCACCTTCTACTCCCCACATATCTTTTGCTAAAAACTCATTAATTTTTTCTTGGTCATCACCTAAATAAGCTTGAGTTTCCCCACTAAATATTTGTCCCAATCCAGATTTTAAATTTTTAAACCAATCCACTGGTCCAGCATAACCTGGTCTTGAACCATCAGCACTTGGACGTACTAATTGTCCACCGGCATACCCCATTCTTCCACCGTTAGCAGCCATAGCTACTTCTTGTGGTTGCTCCATACCAGCACCCTCTGGTTGCTGTTGTTGTGCTTGCATTACTGCTTGTACAAATTCTTCAAAAGATAATGTGCCACCTTGGTTTTTATATTTAACAAACTCTGCCATAAGCATTTGTTCTATTTGTTCTTGGCCTGCTTCTCCGCCATTTAATAATCCAACTCTTCCACCATCAGCTGCATAATAATTTGCATCTACAAATTGTTTACCAGGCATAAAAGCTAAAGTGCTTGATGCCGGGTTCCTGTAATAATCTCTTGCTTGGTTTCTTATGTTAGCAATACTTGAAGGAACTTGATCCCATGCTTCTTCAACTACATCTTCTTCTTCTTCACCACCCATTAAAAATGGTGCTGCTACTGCACCTGCTCCTAAACCTAAGAGACCCATTTTACCTAAACTTAAACCACCTTTATCGTTTCTAACAAGATTACCTAACATTCTATCTTTACCAAACCAGCCACCCATTCTGGATAGACCTGCTCTCATAGCTGTTGGAGAAAATTTCCCTAAAAAACCTGTGCCTCCTCCTAAAGAACCTAAACCAAATGCACCAATACCACCTATTAAAGCAGCTTTACCTAGTGGACTTTTAACAATTTTCTTAACACCACGTACAGCTTTCTTGACCAGCTTACCTAATCCGTAGTTTTGTCTAGGGACATCTAAGCTTCCTAAGCCACGTTGTATTTGTTGGGGTTCTTGCATTCTTGAAATTGCCATAATTTTACCTTAATCTCCTACTTTACTTCGTTTTACTTAATAAATCAAGGGGCGGCATAATAACCTTTACGTCTTGTGCCATGTCCTCATTCTTATAACCCTTAGCTTCCCAGTCTTTTCTTTCCTTAAAAACCTCGCCAGTCTCCTTGTGTCTGTAAGTTTCCTCTACTTTTGCTTGTTTTATTTCCATTAGTCTGTTTTCTCCTTTTTAATGTTTAGATAGCTGATGGTAATAACTACCCCATCACTTACCGTTCCTGCTGTAGTAGCAGCTAATACTTTACCTCCTTCTACTACCATTGGATTTGTTAGTATTTCTACACTAGCAGATGTTGATAATGTTTGAGTATGTATTACTTCAAAGGCATTATTTTTAATAGTTATTGTAGGTGTATTAGATCCTGATTTATTAGTAACATGTAGAGACTTAACAATAATAGTTTCATTATCTCCTGGCTCTAAAAGATTATTACTTTCAGCAGCTGTTACTGTTTTACCATAAAATTTATATTCGTTTACTACTGCCATTATGAATCTAGAAAGAAACTTTTAGCTTCTATCTCCTGTTTAACTTCGTCTTGAAACGAAGAGTTTAATTTTGTTATTACACCATCAAGGTCCCTGACCAATGATTGTAAATTCTTTCGGCTATATTCTTCTTCAGCTCTTGTTAATGATTGTACGATCTTTGCCATTATAAAATACTTGCTAGTCCTCCGTTTTTAAAACTAACACCTGCGGTAAACATTGTATTATCTAAATTAGTATTAACCCCATAATTAATTCCATTCCATGAATTATTGTAACCAATATTCTGTATGTTTTTATTGGGATCAATTGTAGTTGAAAAATCACCCCAATTTATATTGGTGTTACCAATACCATCCTCAGTAAACTGCGTGTTTGTATCAATAGGTCCTATATTAGTAGTAAGGTCTCCTTCTACAGATATATCATCATTATCTAAAATATCTCTATACCCAATAGTTGCTTGTAGTTTCGCCACATCTAAAGGAGACATTAAATTAAGGTTAACATAAGGGTCTGCACGTAATAAATCAGGGTTGACATCTATATAATTGTTTGTTGGAACCGTTACATTATTGTTATTGTTTTGATTATCTCCACCACCATGACCAATAGTCATTCCACCACCAAATTGATCAGGAGCCGCGTCTCGTAATTCCTGAGCAGTTTGTTCCATAGTTCCACCCATTCGGTCTTGTCTTCCACCTGTTTTAAAACCTTCTCGGCCTAACATACTTGCTAGTCCTCCATAGTTTAAACCTACTCTTCCACCAGTTGCCATTCTATCATCCGGATCTCTTCCCTTACCTTTACTCGATGAACTTTTTTCTGATCCACTCCACCCTGTTTGTGTATGGGGATTAGGATTTCCTCCAGAATAGCTTTTATCAACAGAAGGATTAACAGAACCTATTCCTTCATTTTCATTTATAGATATACCTTGTTCTGTCGCTTTATTAATATCAATTTCCTCTTTATTTATTCTGTTTTGAATTTCTGCTATTTCTTGTCTTTGTTTTGCGGCATAGTTTTTTTGAGCCTGTGTTGTTTTAAAAACATTCCATGCTTCTATCTTTTGTTTTTTTTTAAACCCTTTTGTATTAGCTATATCCTCTTCAACTTCTTCTTCCGTCATTCCGTCAAAACCAAATTTTTCAGCAAACTCAGCTTGCCCTTCAAAGTACCCTTTAGCTCCAAAATTTTTACCTGTTAAAGTTTTTACACCACCCGGTCCTTCAAACAACAAACCAGCTCCTGCTAAGTTATCATACATACCTTTTTCCATTGTATTTAAACCACCTATTGCATAACTTCCTGGAGGTTGATCTCTATTAGTATTCATTCTATTTTCTAAAAAATTTAATGCAGTGTTTCCAAAAGGAACAAAACCTGCAGCGACTCTTGCCCATCCAGGCATTGATTTTCTATAACTATATGATTCTCCAATTGGACTAGCTGAAGGATCTTCAAACTGTCTTCCCACACCATATTGTTGTACATTTCCAGGTAGCCCACCTGTATAATTAGGTGTGCCATAAGACCCGTAAGATCCTCCTGGTTGAAGAGCACTACCATAACCAAAGGCATTTCCACTGGGGTTAAAACTGCTTCCGCTATTATTAAAAGCATTGGTGTTAATTATTCCAGAAGATTGTGGTTGTGATGTTGATCCGGTGTAAGAAAGGTTCTTTTGTTCATAAGGACCTAATCTAAATTGGTCCATAGGAACATAGTGATCTCCTCCTTCATATATACTTTTATCAACTCCTGTATAAAACGTAGCCATTACCTTCTTCCTCCTGGATGTATATCTAATCTAAATGTACCTAGTTTCCAGTCTTCAGACGAAGTAGTGTTGGCAACTTTAATAGCAATAGATCTAGCTCTAAGTCGTGTATCTTTTTTAGTTGTAGTGGAATCAATACTAAAATTTGTAGTAGTTCCAGAGCTGTTTGGATAATTTTTAGTGATAAAACTTACTTGAGTATTACCTGTTTGTGAAATAAAATCTGGTATAAATCTACTTATTCTCATTATAAATTCTCCATCTCCTCGTAAGTCAGGCATTCCCACACTAGATCCTGTAGTACTTTTTTTCTGAGTAATATCAAAATCACCCGAAGTAATGGTTCCAATCACAGCAGTTACTGCTCCACCAGCATTGATCTGATCGGTCCCTGTTTCCTGTTCATAATATATCGTAATTCCATCAGTATTACCAGTGACATCTGACGATGCATCATCTGAAGGATTATAATACGTAGCATGAGGTTTTTCAAAAACAGAAGAGTCTTTCCATGCAGCTCGTGGAAGTGTTCCTGTTGTCCATATAGGTCTTTTAACTGTTGAATCTAGATAGTTAAAAGTAACTACTCTGTTTATTTGATTAGATGCTTTTGTACTATAAAACCAACTTATTTCCCCAAAAAGATTATTTAGTCCACAATTAATAAGGTCTCTAGAAGTAGAATTTAAGTCATCATAAACCGCATCTTCTACTAAGCAGGGTAAGGATTTTAATTGACCATCGTATGCAAAGAATCCATTTTCAGACATCCAATAAGCGGTACCATCTACTTCAATGTTAGCATTTTTTCCTAACAATCCACAGTTAGTTCCTACCTGTTCAAATGAAAAGGTAAATGGTTGACCAACGAATTTCATCAGGAACAACGCAGTATCTGTCCATACATAGATTGCATCTCTACCTTTGATAGCTCCCATAATTTTAGAACCGTCTGCAAGTCTTTGTGTACCTGCGGTATTATTTGCTTTAACTGTATATGCATCTGTGCCATCAATATTTTCTTGGTCAGAAAATCTAATAAACATGTCGTCTTGAGATGATGTTGTACCAATAGTTGTTTCTGTTCCAAAAAATACTAAGTGTCTGTCTGGTGTAGATACTAATACATGACGTGATGCAGTTGGTGCATTTGCTAATAACGTAGCTCTTGTAGAAGTAGAACCACCGCCGGCTGCGTCCCATTCAAAGCATGGACCATTATATATTAGTGCAATTAATTTTGTTCCGTAGTTATCTAGTACCCATAAACCTGGATCAAGTGTAAAGTCTTGTGCTGAAGCGTTCCCCCATCCAACATAGTCTGATATGTTTGTAACAGTTGCACCTGCGCTGTGTGTTGTAGGTGTTGTCCCATTAATATTTCGGGCACCCCCGCTTAACGTGTTTGTTGTAGTGTTGTTAGCAGTATAGCTAATATCCTCAGTTCCGATTCTAATTGATCCAGTTGCTGGAAAAGCTGCAGAACTTGTTAAAACAATTGTCGTGTCAACTGTGTTGGTTATGTTAGCTGCAAGAGTGGTAGTAGCAGCCCCAATCGCTGTACCGGACCAAAGAGCTGTACCCCAACCATAACCACCTAATTGTTGTGAAGGTCCAACTGTATAATAACATAAAATAGAAGCAGACCCACTACTAGATAAAGGTGTCCCTGTTTCCTGAGCAGCCATTGTGATTGTAAAAGTAGATGTTGTAGGAACCGAAGTTACCATAAATTTTTGATCCTCAAAAGTAGCATCAGTGTAAGTTGACCCTACTGCAGTAACTCCGCTAACAGCATCAAACATAACAATATCGTCTTCGCCTAGTCCATGTGTCCCGGTACATGTTACTGTAACTGATGTTGATGAAGCTGTACTTGTAAATGTTGCGCCTGTTAAAGTGGCTCTTATTGGATGAATGTCATAGTATAAACCACCTGAATAAACATAAAGAATTCTGTTTGTGCCGATGGCTGCGTATTTAATACCTGCGTTATCATCAAAGTGATGGAGAGCTCTTGCGGCTCCCGTAAGTTTATCCTCACCTAATTGATCCCAACCCCCTATTTTTTCTGGGGTACCGTATCTAAATCTGACATTGTCACCATCAAACCATTGGCCTTCGGCTCCTGTCTCTGTGACTTGTTTATTAAATCCGGGTAAAAATCCTAATTTTTGTAGCATAATATCACACTATATCTGGTTTTTGTAAATTTTTGTAGCTTTAATTATAGTTGATATTTATATTAAATCTAGCTTTAGCATTGCTACATGTGGTGCTACAATGTAGTTTACCAGGGTCAAAAAACAAGGCTTTGTTTTCTACAGACCCTATTTTGCTGTTTTCCAAAACAGTAAAACCATCACAGGTGTTTAAAGAAAGAAGACAACCTTTATGAGAAAATTCATAATCAACGTGTTTATTATGTTCGATAACATTTTCAGTTCTAGGATAACAATTAAATTTAACCCTAATAAGATTATTCACATTTAAGTGTGAAAGAAGTTTGTCTTTTATAAATTCATAATGTGAACTTCTAGGTTTTGAATCATATATTAAATGAGTAAAAAAACCATTTTTTTCACCTGGTTCTTTTTTAAAAGCTATTTCATCTTGAAAATACCATGGAAAATACTTATCAAATACAAGTTTAGTTAAATCATCAAAATCTTTTTTTGGTAAAAAATTGTTTATTACTTTCATTTATCTATAATTATGTTCCATTCTAATACAGGTATTAATTGTTCTAAGAATACAACTTTATTTGATTGTGTTTTTAAATACTTATGTAATTCTTTTACATCAATTACAACATACTGATCTTTTAAATCATAAACAATTTTGTCAGCTTTAGTTTTAAAAGAACCACCTTTAACATTATTTTTTAATGGTCTTAAATCAAATTTATATTTTTGATTATGTAACACCCCATCTACATCCCATAGCTCTTGTTTCTTTTGTTTTAAAGTAGCTTTGGTTGTGTTTGTTAATTTATTATAAAATTCACTATAAACCTTAGCACCCACAGTCACAGTCTTTTTTATTGTTTTTTTTGTCTGGAAAAAATTTAATTCTTTTTTCAACGATTGTCTGATCAGTAGTAAAAGTCATGTTTTTTAATTTAAACCTTAGATCGCCAATAATTTTAGAAAAATTTTCTAACAAGCCAGATTGTGTCTCTAGTTGAAAATTTAAATTTTCAATATGTTTTTTTAAAACTCCATTCATATCTTTTTCACTTGAAAATAAAACTTGCAATGATGAATACTTTTCTTCTATCATTTCATATTTTTCTTTATCTGTTACTGGTTTCATTTATTTTCCTCCTTTATTAAAAAAACCTGGTAAACCTAAAAAAGGTCTTCCATCATATTTTAATTTTTCATTTTTCTCATCTGTGTAATGAAGAAAAACTTGAACACAATATACACCGTCAAATCTTTCACGCCAATGTTCAAATTTACATCCTTCATAAACTAACATATCTCCTGCCTTAAGAGTTACTTTTTTATCATTAATAAAAATAGGCCAGGGGTCTCCACCTAGATTTAAAGTAATAGAAAACTCACAACTAGGTCTGTCTACATGTTTTTTTAACTTAGCCCCTCTTTGATACACTCTAGCATAAGAGTAGGTTTCTGTTAAATTTTTTCCAATAGTTTTTTCAACTATGGGTCTTAAACTAGTTAATAACACCTCACAATTTATATCTGAATAAATAGAAAAACTATCAGGAACCATAGGATCAGTAAATATTCCGTCCTTATTTTCAAAAGGAGATATATATTTATGTTCGAAAAGAGCTCTGGTTGTTCTTTGTTTTAACAAAAAATAATTTGTAATATGCTTACACAAATTTTTTGGAACAACTTTTTTTATTACTGTATAACCTTCAAATTTAGACATTGAATTTTCTTCCTAAGAATTTATCTTTTAACGTAGAAAACTTATATTGTAAACCATTAATTAAATTTTCATTAAAAGGTTTTGTATTAAAATTTATTTTTAATTTATCATTATTTTCAGAAGTAATTAAGTATAAAGCAGTTCCCTGCGTAATGTTTAAAGTCTCAACATGTTTTTCTATTGGCATAAAAAAATTTAACTCTAATGGGTTTTTACAATTTAAAACTCCAGGAACTATTTCAAAGTTATTTAACTCCCACCAAGGATTGTTTAAATGAATAGGGTATTTAGATTGAACTGTAACTCCAAAATTAAATTTTAATATCGCTTTATATTTTCCGTTATCTTTATATTTAAAAAGTTGTTCGTAAGGAACATCAGTAACTGTTTTTTGTCCTAAATCACCGGCACCTACAAACGCTTTCCATTTATCACCATTAAAATTTATTTGGATATCAAAAGGACTTGTAAAAGAAACAGACCTTGCATAAAGATTTAATACTCCACTACATGCTTTAGGTGTTTTAGATAAAGGATTATTCTTTTCAAATAGCACCGGAATATTTTTAAAATAATCAGGAACATTTTTAGGATAAGTTAAAAAATGATTTTTAATTATTTCTAAAGGTATTTTTTTACTTCTTATTTCCATTTTGGTCCTTCGTGCCAAATTACTAAACTATATCTAGTTCCTTTTGTAACAGGGTTAACTTTGTGTACTACAAAACTTGGAAAGATAGCTATTGAGCCTCTTGGAGCCAGTTCTTTACATACAATAGAACGTCGTTTCTCTGGCACCTCATCTACAATAAATTCTAATTCTCCCCCTTTATAGTCTTTAGGGTCAGATAAAGAAATAGATAAAGAGATTTTCCTGTCTCTAGCTTTTGGGTTTTTATTAGGAAAATAATCAGTGTGCCAACCATAAAATTGGTTTTCTTTATAAATAGTAAATTGAAAATTATCTATATAGTTTATATCATATTGCCATTCTTTAAGTGTTTCTTGAACACAGGGTCTTACCCATTTATAGATCCATTCTCCATGTACCCAAGAAATATGAGAATGTCTAATTTTTTGAAGATTTAACAAATCTTCTTTGGATAGATCATTACTATCTTTATCTGCAGTAACACCTGTTTTTACACCGGATGAGAGCCCTAATTTAATTATTTCTTCACATACGTGAGGAGGAATAACAGATTTAAAAACTTTATATGTATTTTCTAAAAACATTATGATTTTATATAATTTATATTTATTAAAACTTTTTTATCATCAGTTGATGAAACGGCTTTGTGTAAAGTGTTGCCATCAAAATCAACTAAAGTATTTTCTTCGCTTTTTATTTTTTTATTTTCAAATACAGTATAACCATTATTTGTGTTTAAATAAAATATAGCGGTTCTATAATTTTTAATATCATCTACATCTTTATGAAACATACTTTCAAACTTTTTACCTGTTTTTGGATAAAGATTTAATCTAACTCTTATTAAAGCTGAAGGTTTAAGTTTATATATTAAGTTTTCAAACAAACTAAAAAATTCTGAATTAGGTTTGTAAAATTGATATAATAGATGATAAAAATTTGATATCTTATCTTTTGGATTAGCTAAATGATCTAAATAATACCATGGAAAAGTTGTATTTTTTCCATACAACAACTCTTGTAATTTTTTTAAATATTCTTTGTCTATAAAGTTTTTATGTATTTTCATTATCTAAAAAACTGTACCAACCTGTAATTATACATTTTTCAGCATCTTTACTAACCTGACTTCGGTGAGCATGAGTCCAATCGGGAGGCCATATTAAAGTTAATCCTTTCTTAGCAGGAGAAGTAAATTTTTGATATTTAAAATCTGTACCACCATTTTTAACATCATTTAAATAAGTCATAAAAACTAACATTCTTTTTAAACCTCTATTCATGCTGGGACCGCTTCGTTCAAAATGAAAGTTTTTATAACCCCCTCCTTTTTTATAATATTGTATATTAATGTCTTCGCAGATATTAAATTTTTCTACTGTACCTAGGTCAGGGTAATCTTTTATATAATTATCTAAACAAAGCTGTAAACATTTTCTATAGGCCAAGATTTCAGGTTCCGCATTTTGAGAACTCACTTGTAAATCTATACTTTCTTTTATAGTTTTATCTACTACTACCGGTTGTTTTTCTCTTGCAAAAACTCCTTGGTGAGTATGACCTAATTCATGGTTTCTTTTAAACCATTTAACTAAATCACTACATACTTTTTTAGGTATGTACCAAGACCCAATAAAATGTTCTGGTGATAAAATATCAGCTTTCTTTAATTTCATTCTCCCTAATAAATATCAGGAAAAAATATATAAATCAACTATGTTTTGATTGTATTTTTTAACAATTGATTTAGATCAATTGTATTATTCTTTATAACCTATGTCGACCCACGTTTGAGTATCTTCATCCCACTGCCATAATTCAAGACCAACATCTTCTGGCTTGGGTACAGGAGGCACCCATGATCCATTTGTAGAATCTAAGGTCCAAGATGGATAAGGTTGAGGTGCATAACAAATACCACTTGAAGGATCATATGTATATCCTGCAGCCGCTCTCTGACCTGATAAAGCTTCAGATGTTTCAAACCAGAAATTACTGGAGCCATACATTTTTTTTATAGAATCTACTGTTTCAGTATCATCAGCTAAGACAGTTCTTATAACTGTATTTGTGGGAGATACTTCTGCAAAATATTTCATTACGCTAAATTTAGTGTCCCGGACACATTAAAAGTTGCTAATTTATCTGAACCAACAGTAGTTAATGTATTTGATCCTGGTGCTACCGCAAGATCAGGATAAAAAGCTGCCTCTGAAGCAGGCACTCTGATGTAAACTATTCCATTTCCACCGTTTGCTGTTCCCTGGCTGCCATGAGTTCCTCCGCCGCCTCCGCCGCCGAGTCCATTAGATCCATCAGTTGCTACTCCTCCGCCGCCGCCAGATCCTCCGGATCCACCGCCAGTTCCGGGCCAATAAGCTCCACCTCCGCCGCCGCCGGCGTAAGTTACTGGTGAACCTGTAATTGAATTTGCTGCTCCACTTCCGCCTGGAGTTCCAGCTCCGGTAACACCACCGTTGTTATTTGATCCGGCTCCACCAGCTCCGCCTCCACCAGAGGCATTAAAATTTCCGCAAGCTCCTGATGAGTTACATGAGTTTCCGCCGTCATAACCTTCTACTGGAGAATAGCTTCCTAAGTTACCGTCTCCGCCTACGCCTTGGTGACATCCACCTCCGCCAGAGCCTCCGTCTGAATAATCAGGTGCAATATCGTTACCGACTGTTGAACCTCCGCCGCCGCCAGTAGTAGAAAAAGTACCGCCGTCATGTTCAATAGAAGTAGTTCCCCCTCTTATGGCTGATCCTGTGTTGGGACTTGCACTATCAGGTGCTCCTGATCCAACTGTAACAGTGTTTTCTGCTGCTGCTAAAACTAATTTAGTTCCTCCTGGATAAGAAGAACGCATGCCGCCGCCTCCGCCGCCGCCTCCGGTATATCCATATCCGCCTCCGCCGCCGCCAACGACTAAGTAGTCGACTTCCGCGGGACGAACAGATGCTCCTCCAGAACCAAAACCTAAAACTTGATAACCAAAACTTGCCATACTCTAACCTCCTTATGCATCATTAGCTGCGTCAGTAGTATAGAATACTTTTACTCCAAGAACTCTTGCTTCTCCAGTAAATGTGTCACCACCGTCAGCTGCTTTTCTAAATAATTGAAAATAAGTTAAATCATCATCAGCTGGAGAACCAGCAATAGTGATTGCACTGCTTTCAGATGTAACTTGTTGATCTTCAACTGTTCCTATGCCAGCATCTGTAACTTCTATCGCTGTTCCATAAGCAACATCGATCGTATCGTTATCACTAACTGAAACACCTTGTAATCCAAAAATACAGTTACCTGTGTTTGTAGTAGAAGGAGACCAGAAAACTTGATAAGTCACTGTTCCTAAATTCCATTGTTTTGGCATAGCAATTGAAAATTGTGTGTATTGTTGTGTACTAGCATCAAAATCAAATACATTTAAATCTGGTCTTGTTGCTGTTGTTTCAACAGTAGCTGAATCTGCAGCGTTTGTAGTAGGCGCAAGCATTGCTGCTGCGGGCACCCAAATAGTTTCTTTTCCTGCAATTTTAATTGCAGCTGTTGCTGATTTAAGTACTCCAGATCCTTTAGGGTTTAAATTTATATCAACGTTTGTTTCACCTGTTGCTGATAAAGTTGGACCATTACCTGTTGCTGCGTTAGCTAAAGTAAATTCATTAACTGCTGAACCTGTAGCTGTAAGTAAAACTAATTCGTTTCCGCTA